CTAAAGTTGATTTTCTGACTTGGGAGAATTGCCTGTCTAGTTGAATAAGTAGCTACTGAATCACCTGTTAAATTAGATGATAGCAACATATTGCCAACGGTCTTCAATTCCATCTTGAAAGGCTGGCCTTTCTTAACTTTCTGAATTGCTTCGAAGTTTTCCTCAACTGCTTTGGCGTAAGCCTCACCAAAAGTTGGCTTTGCAGCTTTCTCGGCAATTAACTTAGAGCGCATTTCACTTTGGTCTAGTCTTGACTTTAATTCGGTCAAATCTTCACCAAGTTTAACGTTTACTTCTTTGGCCTCTTTGGCTTCGATTTTAGCCGCTTCAATTTCCGATTTGGCTTCTTTTTTGAAGGTGTCCAGTCCTTCACTGATTGCTTTAATTTCTAATTCCATTTTAATGAATTTTTGAGTTGTGATAAATTTATTTGTTTTATCGGCTCTTGCTTCTCTAAAGTGGCACTAGGTGTCGGCTCTATCGCTTTAAGTGATATAATTTCGTTGTAAAATTGCTTTATTAAGGTCAATTCAAAGTCAATCATCTCAAACCTTTCATCGGTATAATTGCCTTTTCGGAGGGCGTTAATTAGCTTCTCCATTCTTTTATTAACCTTTTCGATTTGGGTTTGTTTGTCCATTGATTTAACAAAACCGAAAAATGGAGTTTTATCGCTTGCCCCCCAAGTAACCGAGCTGTATTCCCACATCTTCAATTCAGTAATCATGTTAGCATCATCATCTTTAGAAAATGCCTGCTTAATAGGTTGGTACCCGATTGAATGCTCATAAAGGTCTAGTTTATAGTCCTCTATTGCATCCTTTCCAAGTGTGCTATTACTTATCTCTGAAATAGCATAAAGAGTATCACCATCCCAATCAAAAGACTTAGGTCGGCCTATTACATGTTCCGATTCATGTTGCCATAAATGCTTAATCCTTCCGCTTCCAGCGGGGCCATTTTCCGCTAATGTTTTTGTATAGGCTGACTTTACGATAATATCCCCATCAGAATCTTTATAGTTAACGGTTGAAATACCTACCTTAACCTTCATGTTGGTTTCGTCTAGGTCAACCATTTTTGTATCGAAATTCTTAAATAGTATCATAACCGTATAATCGTTTAGGCAAATATACTAAAAAAAAATAGTTTCCTAATTATTTTAGTTAATCCTCTTCAATAGGGATATAAGCATCTGCACACCGGCAATTAATACGATTCTTTGCACTCGCAGTCGGGTCGCTAGGATATTGCACACGTTCACCACCTACTAAGTATTTTTCATCAAGTCCGACTGTTTGTTCATCGGCTGCCCTATGTGCTGCCCGTTCCCGCCCATCGATTGAGGTTATCCAAACTTTGTTAAGTTCTAAGCCTGTTTCTTTTGCTGCCAATAATCGGGAGTGACTAGATGCAGTTACTATTTCCGTACGTGCTATCCTGTTAGCCCTCCACGGCTCAAATCCTAAACCTAGATTAAGGATGTAATCAATGGCACCTTGAAAGTCGAACTCTTCTTTAGCCATTAGGTTAAATATAGAAGTACTGATGTTCTTTTGAATAGTATCAGTAACCCCTTTTATTCTCTTAGCTATGTACCTATCAAAATAGGCGCTCATATCAGCATAAAACTTATCCTCGGTAGCCTCTTTAGAGTATTTCTTCATTAGTTGGCCGTATTCCTGACGATAGAATATATACCCCCTATCAAAGTAAATATATCGATAGGCTTTCTTTAGTTCTTTGTCATTGATTAATGATAGGTAGTACTTTAGATATTCTTCTTTGCCGTTGGATGCAGTAGTATAAAAGGGTTTTGTGGCCTTAATTAAAGCCTTTCGAACTTCCTTTGTTGCTTGTGGCTCAAATTCAATCCGCTTTTGTTCAATGTCCTGCCAGACTTTCTTATAGTCCAATGTCATTAGATAGGCTCAAATCGGTTATTGGTGCTTTGCCTGCTGATATTAAAGGCACATCCATATTTGGAAGTTTTAACGGCTCGTAATTTTGGAATGCTCTTTTTTCGTTTGTGGTTAACCATTCGGCACCCGATAAGGCTTGAACTTGCTTCATAAAATCATCTTGCAGTTCAATGATTTGGCTAATATCAGGCTCAATATAGTAGGTCTTTCCGTTACCGCTCCACGCTTGACACAACCATCTATTTAGTTCGTCTTTCACGTGATCCATATCTGGCAAAATAGAATCAGTATAGCACGATTTCTTTGCTTCTAGTATTCCCGTTGTTACCGTTATATCGGGGTCGTTAAATAATTGCGATTGCATACGGTATAAGCTGCAAATATCTCTTAGGTCTGCTTTTCTTGCATCCAATAAAGCAAGGTCAACGGCTGAAAAGCCAAAGTGCTGCCATTTCCACTTTCCCGTGGTAATAATGATGTCGTTTATATGGTCTGAACCACCGTACATCCTTTGGTATTTCTCTTTAAGGTTTATGGCTTGTTCAGGGCTTAGTGCTAAATCGGCCTCCTCGGTTTCATTGGATAAAATACCGCTACTACCGTGGTTTTGGTACATCTTAGCTGATGCAGTAATATTATCGTTGCTCGCTTGGATAGCTCTTAATCCTGCTCTAATTGGACTCATGCCATACAGCCAACTGCCATCGCCTTCATAATCTGGATTGAAGTTCTTAACATGGCATATTTCAGAGGGCTTAAAGTCCACCTCAAAATTAAGTGTCATTTTATAGCCCTTAATCGGCTGCATATAGTTACCTCCTTCGATAACTACTTTCTGACTAGGGAGTGTAAATAGTTCCTGAGGTTTGCCCGCTTCTTTGCCCGTTTCAGTACTCATACCGTAAATAAACACGTTGCCCGTAATATCCTTATAAGAGCTTACACCAATGTACCATTCGTGCCACCCTTGCATTTGGTTAGGTCTTTCTAAGATTCTAGTTAATACAGGGTGTTCGGTTTCTTTAAATGCTTTGGCCTTTAGTTTAAGGCTGTTTAACGGGTTACTTGCTTTAGTTTGTAGGGAGGTATTTTGATAGGCTTTGGCGGCTTGCTTGTCAACTACTTCATAAAGCACCCAAGGGATAGATGCAGCCATTACGGCCTTACGGTTAATTACCGAGTAAACAAGGTTATTGTAAGCGTATGCCTTTTTAACGTAATTATCGCTTGAATCCGAAAAGAAAGTAGTGTAACCGAATCGACTTAAAGCCTGATTTAATTTATTTACTACATCCGTGGGAAATGGACTTTGTGCCTTCTTTGCCCTATTTATTTCTAAACCAAGTATTTTCATTTGCAAAACCGTTTAGGCAAATATACTAATAAATTACTATTTCACGGGGTTTCTTAACTTCAAAGTACATACGCATCATTAGCATATCGGAAAAGTCAGGCGAACGCCCTATATTTTCTTTGACCTTATCTTTAGGGATTATGGATAGCTTCCCATCCATATCTATTTTATCCCTCTTCACTTGCTCTAGTTCCTGAATAATTGATTGCCTTACCTCAGTTCTGTTTTCGCTCACGTATATTTCACCCTTTTGAACCTTTTCCGCTAAATGGAAATAGCATTGTGATTTCAGGTGGTTAAAGTTCTGTTTACGTCCTTGCACCTACACGGGGCTGCTATTGTTTACAAAGCCTTTGCACTTTAATATGTCACGAACTCCACCTCCAACCCCATCTTCATCCACCACAACATAAGAAGTGCCAATACTTTCAGATTGCATAATGGTTTTAATTCTGTTTGCGGTGTTAACGATATCCGAATGAGTTAATATTTCAATCCGTTCACATCTTAACCCGTTCCAAAGTCCTATAACCGTTTTATCGTTACCGAATCGGGCTATATCAGCGGTAATATACTTCTTTCCGTTCGCTACGTGGGTATTACTGAATATATCATTGATAGCGTCAAACTCCATTAATCGGGCTGGGTCATTGTCGTATTCCCAATTACCATGTAGTAATCGCTCCCTATCTACATCATCCAAAGTTTGTAAATTTTCAAGATAGTGCTTAGAAATATTCGGGTTATCGGTTACTAATGATTGTATAAATCTAAGATTAGGCGGTAACACCCCATCCCTATCTGGTTTAAAATACTTCTCATAAACCCAATTCTTAGCGGGGTTACACGTGCCTAACTTCTTAGGAATTAAATTATAGTCGTTTAGCTTGTATCTTATACGTGAGCCCGTGATACTCCACGCTTTAAAAGATACTTGATTGACTTCATCAACAAAAGCATCGGTAATTTCCAAAGAACCCAACTCATCAAAGTTAGGGTCAGAAGGGTAAAGAAATAAATCCTTAAAAAGAATTGTACTGCCATTGAAAAAAGCTACTTGATTTGATTGCTGATTGAATGTAAAGTGAGTGCCCGCCTTTAACCCTTGCATTTGGGCTATCTCAAAGAATGTTTGTAAGGTTGTTTCCTTTAGCGTTTTTAATACAGCACGCCCAATAAGGCCACGGGTGCCAGCATACTTTAAACGGTTCTTTATTTGCCAATAACAACCGAGAGCGGATTTACCTCCGCCTGCACCGCCTCCAAATATTAACTCCCTTGTTTGGTTATCTTCTAAGGTGTCAAGTGCTTTTGTTTGCTTGATTGTCAGCTTCATAACTACGTTCTTCTTTCCAAACTATTGAACCGCTT